ATTATTTCCATGTTAAATTGTGTCATCGCTAGACGGAACCATGCTTTTTACGTGCTGAGGCTAATTCCTCGTGTTTCGTTAACATCGATTCTTCATACCAATTCATCCATTCCCTAACTTGTTTGTGCGGCTTTTTTCGAGATTGACAAATGCGGTACAAAACCAGAGCATCGGCAACAGGAGGTCGCTTAGGGCTGTCAAATCCATGGCCGAGGGGAAGGAAACATTTTTGCGTATCGTGCCACTTGTAGGTCCCATTGAGGGGCAAATCAATGTCATCATTTACAATTATAGATTTATCGGCAATTGCTTTTTTTTCACTGACCTTTTTTGTTCCTATAAGGAAACTATCCGAATTCAGTTTCGCTATGGTGACCATGTATTATAGCCGCTACCTAAAAAATCCCTCGGAAAGTTTTTAGGTTTCCGAGGGAGAGTTTACAGACAATACCCAGGGAGGAACAGGTATCTAATGTAGAATTTTATATTACTACCAGATTTTGTGTTGTCAAGTTCATTTTTAACCTTTGTAATCGGCATCTACCGTCTTTTTTGTACAAGATGAACATAAAAACCTTTGTTTCCAAAGAGTTAGCTTTTTCGGCAATCCCTTAATAATCATAAGCAGGCTGCTCATCAGAGAGCGTGTCCATAAGCTCAATAATAGTAACGTCTTTTTAAGATGATCTTTCAGGTCGCTTTTATCCATGTCTATTTCTCCGCTATGACGCATTATATATAGCGTTGGCATTTTAAGGCGTCAAGCATCTAGCCCCCACCTATTGGATAAGTAGTCTTTTATTTTTCCGGCTAAATTAGCCATTTTAAGATCATGTAGTTGTGAACTAGGGTTAGCTCTGATTCTTGTAATGTACGATTAAATAAAAGTATTTCGCCTATTTTCCCATTGAGAGGGTTACTGAAACTAGGCCTATTTCCTATCGTCATTGCCCCTGTGCTAGGCACGTAATCGCCTGATGGGGGGCTGCCCGCTGATCTCGGGGGAAGAATAGTGCCGTTTTTATAAAAAATAGGCAAATTGTTCACATCAGACCCATCATAGAGAATTGTAGCCATCTCCGGGATATCGTGTGAAAAATTATTAGCGGCCGACCTAAACCCCCCATTATTTCCATCAAAATCAAACACTACCTCAAACTCTGTACCGCCGCCAGATTTGTATAGTTGCATTTCAGAATCAATACTGATAAGTCCCTCGAATGAATTAGACCCACTTTCATAAAATGCGACCATTGTACCGCCAGTTTTCCACAACCCAGCGATAGCGTCATTCGCATCAATGGATAATACGTCGTTAGGTAAGCCAAAGGCAACAACATTCAAATTGTTAATCGTCGCCCCATTCGATGGCTTCTTGGCTTCGTCCGCTTGGGTGGCATGATTATTCTTTCCGCTCTTGTCTCTCCACTCTGAAACTAGGCCATTCGATGCAGTAATGGTTGAGCTGTCCGCCGCATCAAGCCAGAGCTTTAGATCGGCAATATCGCTCGGTGAAAACGCGGCAGCGACCATAAGATTCGGAATTTCTGAATCAATTCTTAGTTTGCTACAGATAATATTAAAAGAGCTATTTCGCGAAGATAACCTAGCTTCAAACTCAAATGCCCTAGCTTCAAATACGGCACTTTCGAGACGACTGAATTCAGACCATACAGGTGAGCCGTTTGGATTATTATCCGTATGGCGTTCCCATACTTGCAAATCACCCTCTGCTTGGTCCGTACCATCAAAATCTAGCCAACTATCAACAAACTCCAAAATTTCGTCTATGTTATTTAAAATAAAAACTGATCTTGCTATAACTTTAGTCGTTAACCGTGTATTTCTCACTATTGATAGGTCAAGGATTTGTGAAAAACTATATGTTCCCTTTTGTACAACGCCCTGATCTTCATAATCCCAATTAACAATATCATTATCAATGTCATTGTAGTCGTCTATCAGAGCTGTACTATTCGCGGCGAGCTGAAGTTCCCAGTACGTACTGAATGTGCCAGAATGCAATCCTGTAAACCCGGGATTTTCTTCAATAAAAGCCACCGGAAGGAACGGGAAAAGCTCGTTCTGTTTTGTTGAAAGGTAGATAATATCGCTTCTGTTTCCTACGGAATCAAAAACGCGAGCCAAATATGTACCGGCTTTGGCCGGTAGCTTAATTGATAAAGTACGGGCTTGAGCCACTTGACCGATGGATAAAGACTCATCCCAAAGCGGCTCATCGAGACTTTGAGAATGTCTAATTTGCACTATTCCGCCAAAAAGAACGTCTAGCTCAATAGGATTGTCCCAGCTTATGAACACATCGCCGCCCGAGACCGCTATGCTCGCATTTTGTAATGGCTGTGGATCAGTTGATTTTCCAACAACAAACGTACTGTTTGCTTCAGCCCAAGGTCCGGGAAGAAGGTTAGGGTCGTTCCAGCGAACACGTAAATCATACGTCCCTCCGCCCTCAATGGAGTCTATTCTAATCCACGAACTACGTTGATCGATTACATTTGAATTATAATATGATTCAAATGTTCCGGTGAACCTCTGCTGTATTTCAAGAACAGCCCCTAGGTTGTTTATGGGGGTCACTTGGACTTCAACGGCTACTGAAACAATGCCCGTAACGCTTAATTGCAGAACAGATTCATCTGTTATCACGTCAACAATATTCACTATTGGAAGAAATGGGTTTATAGAAAGGTTTGGCTCATAGGGCGGGATCGGGCCTTGATCGGCATTGTAAATTTCTTCGCGATATGGGACCAAATCCACAATTCCAGTGAAATCTGATTGCGGGGTGTTCAGCACAACCAAGGCATCTTCTGTTTCTTTGCCAATCTCTCCAAATCCGAACAGGTCACCTACTTCTGGAGCGTCGGCTGCTAGAATAGGCGTTGACGCGATCACTGTATGAGCCACGCCGTCCACCGCATCAATGGGAACTTGTAAAGACACATCATCGCCAACATTGCGTCGGATCATTAGGCCGTAGTTCTTGTTTAATTCCATTTCCAGCCCTTCGTCCACCGATATGCTTACTACATCTCCAGCGCCATTAGTGAATAAGGACCTTATGCGACCGCTTGCCAAACCAACAATCAGAACGTCGTGCGTAATTTTTACGCGCGATCCGCGTCGCGCTACCAGAGATTCGAAATCTTGGGTTACTGTCCATCTCTCAGGACGATGGGTTGCTATCGCGCCGTGATACCGACCTTGCTTATAAATGTGATCTGGGTTTGTTACTCCAGGGAATTCAAGATCATGAAATATGTTTGCGTTGCCTGCGTCGAATCCGTCCAGGTAAACAATTCTCTCGTCCTGCTCATATCTTTCCTGTTCATTGGGAAATCTTATCCTCCACGCATGGGGAAGCTGTGCAAACGACTTTTCAATCCTGAAGTCAACTGAATTTCTAGGGGTGATGTGTGTAATCGTAATCGGATTTGGTTGATCGATAATAACTGACCATTTTCCGTCCCTCACATCAAGGCCGGCCCGCCCTGCAGATGCAATGTCGGCCAAGACATTCATCACGGATGATTCATAATCACGCACCATATTAAATGTGAAGCCGTTAGTTTCACAAAATCCATGCCATTCTTCAAGTTTTACGAGATCAATTTCACTGTTTTCTAGGGGCTCTTGTTTTGCCGGGCTTTGCAAGACATGACGGAACAAAGAAGCCGGATTATTTGACGCACGTTTTGTCCATTCTTCCCCGTCCCAATCTAAAATGACGGATTTTGCAAGCACACTGAACGAGCTTACTATACTATTAAGCTGGTCTGTACTTTGAATGTTTAAGGCTATTTTTGCAACAGGTACATGGGCGGGGAGATTAACGGGGTCCTCATTTGTTATTGTTCTGATTGTAGTCCAATAAATTTCATCTATGATTTGCTCATCATCAGAATCAGGAGTAACTCTCAGCACCTTAATTTCATATTGCGCTCTTTCTCCGGTCTTCCAGCCTATGCTGTGGCGAAGAGCGTTTGTTTGCGCTGCCCTGAATTTTATATACGGGTCTCTGATAAACTCTGGGTCAAAACTGGTGATCAAATTATCGAACGGAAGCGTCAACCATGCTACATCGCCAACTTTTCGCCATTCTATGATGAGCCTAACCGTAGTAGGGTATCGACTACCATCATTTAAAAATTCTATAAGTCCCTTCGGTAGTGCAACCTCAATTGACAGCTCATCAGCATTTAAAGAACTGGTTCGAACAACAGCTCCTTCTTCACTAGTTAAAAAAATTGAAAACCCTTCTTGATCAACAATATTTGAGTATAGCGTTAATGGATCATCTCCTAATAAGCCCGCTCTTGTTTCAATCTCGAATTTTATAAACTCTTCGAGAGGCGTGTTGTCTATCTGAAATTCACTAAGCTCAAGTTCTCCGAATCCGGCAATCATAGCCATGCGTAAGCGGTTTGTGTCGCCCAATGTCTCGGTAAATGTTTTTGCTCCAAGCGGGGGCTTTAAACGATAAAATCCAAGCACTGAAGGGATTACCTGAAATAAGCGTGCCGTGTTCCGGCTACCATCTAAAAACAACGACGGACTATTTTTAACGCCGCCGGATAATTCGTTTATACTTGGCGGACGTATTGGCGCTATGGCATTGATAAGAAGTGTACCTGCAACATTTAGAAGAGTGCCCGCTATGGCGTTCGCCGTAGTAACCGATAGACCCGTTGCCCCCGCAATAAGCCCTCCAAAATAGGGGGCTGCAACAAACACCGCAATAACAAGAGCTATCATCAATATCATACGTAATGGATTTTTTCCACCACCGCCGCCGCGCAAATAAGGTATTACTCTTGCCGTTACAGTGCATCCTGCCTTTGGGCGTACAAAACGCCAATATTCACGTTTAATTTCCACATCATCAATAAAAACAAACGCATCGCGGAGAAGAGTCGGATCAGGCTGAGCTGCTTCAAGCATTTCAAGAAGCGTCATGCCTTGCGGCATATTTATTCGAATTATTTCCGTCTTGAGCGGATGCACTGCCCCGGTAAACGGAATAATTTCACTTGGTGTCTGTTTCGAGATGACTATCTGATCATTTACTAGGACCATAACGATAGAACCCCTCTATTTTATCATACCCCTCGCCGCGCCAGAATATATCATCGACTTTGCCAATATGCGTCATTACCTTAGCCTCGGCATGAATAAAATGTGTTTTATCGATCATTAAACCGATATGACAATTTCTTCCAAGCAGTCTAATAAGGACGCCATCCATAGCCTCGGGGTCAGTCACGCTCGACCATACCACGGTCTTCTGTTTTTCAGCCTTGATTAGATTGTTTAATTCATTACGACGAATGCTTGAACTATACTGACCCGTGTAATACGGTAGGTTAATATTCCTTACTTCCCTATAAGCCATATAAACTAGTCCCCAGCAATCCCAGCCCATCCAAGAGCGCCCCCTGTCTAAGAATGGAACCTCCAAAGCTTTATCTATGAATTGACTTAACTGCATATCCTAAAATAAACCTGGGAAATATGCCGGGGAAAATGTGTAGGCAGGATAAGGCTCTAACTGTAAATCTTCTGATACCAAGTCACCAATAACTTTTTCAAAATCAGCACGAATATTTACCATTCGCATTGCGGGCAGGGACAATTCAATCTCATCAGTATCAAGCATCCTAACAACTTGAATCTTAACAGTCGGTGCGGATGATATGCTGCGCATTGTAAAAAGTATTTCACGTGAAACATTGTCGATGACAAGCTGTGCTCTTGATGGAGAATCTGGATCATTTGTTGGGAGCGTAAAGTCAAAAGGAAATGCGATAAACATCTCATTTTGACTAGTAACGTCAACCTTATTATTGACCACTCGTATAGGAGAGGCCAAATCCTCGTGGTCAATAGTCAGTAAAACCAATAACCCGTCGTCCGTTTCTTCAGCAAACATATTGCCGCGTGTGGCATCGCTTATATCAGGCATTTATGTTACTCTCTGGATTGATTAGCTTAGTGGGATTCCCCATTTATCAGATAAATAGGTATTGATTTGACTAAGTTCGCTAGCAGATAGAATGCGATCGTAAATAAGCACTTCGGCAATCTCTCCATTAAGAGGATTATTATTATTTAAATTACTTCCAATAATCAACGATCCATCTCCCTCCTCATAAGCACCCGCTGGGGTAGGGAGGCCACCAAAACCAACAGACAATCCATTTCTATAAAAATTCGGAACATTGCTGACATTTGCACTATCATAAGTAATCCCAACTAGTTCTGGGGTATTATGCGAATACGAGGAAAATGGATCACGAAATTCCTTATCAGTTACCGTAAAACTAACACCCAGTGCTACCTGAGCTCCATCGTTGCTGTTGTGGCTTGTCCATTCACCGGGGGAAGCTATAGTATTTCCAAATGCGGCCGGTCTAGATTGTTCTACCCATATAGTGGTAGCTCCGTTGAACCATAAATTAGACACATGTATATTCGCTGGAACAAGCAATCTTTCACCGGGCATCTCATTAAAGGTAATAGTATTTCTACCATTAATTGGGTTTTGCCCGAGTACGGGTTGCTCTATACCCGTATCTTGTGCAGCATGATTATTCTTTCCGCTCTTGTCTCTCCACTCTGAAACTAGGCCATTCGATGCAGTAATGGTTGAGCTGTCCGCTGCATCGAGCCAGAGTGTTAGACCTAGTATTTCACTCGGTGAAAACCCGTCAACAAAATCAAGTTTCATTTTCAATATGTATGTATCTCCGCCTCCATCGTCTGCAACTAATGGCTCTGGGTCAGATTTAAAAGAGAATGTTTGTTCCGTCCCAAGTCGCGGGTGTGTCTTGGTAAAGCTTAGGGAACCATCTTTAAGTTCTTCCTCATAAAATGACGTGAAAATATTCACCTCGGCACCAGTCAGGGGAATAACAATATCGAGTGTTTTAGGGCTATCTGTAAAACGCTTGCGGCGTTTTGTTGCTCCACTTTTTATTTCCGAACGTATAACAGTTTGTCTAAACCCCTCCGAATAACCCTGTCGAAGAGAAAAATCGGGCAGCGCTTCCGGCCAAATCTTCATCCTAGCACTACGCCCCATTTATCAGATAAATAACTATGTACTTGATCAATTTCTTCGGAAGATACGAGCCGATTATAAACAATAACTTCGCCTATTTTACCGTTTAGAACATTGTCTCCACTAAATCTTGCTCCCAGCGTAATGCCGTTAAAAGCGCTATCCGAAACATCTCCGATCATATCCAGTAAACCATTAATGTACCCCTCAGAAGACACCTTATTAAATATCGATAGGGTTATATACGGTGTATTGATCGCCCTTGAGGTCCCGTTTAAATTATTTCCTGCCCACATACGCCATATATGAGTGTTAGGCAATTCGACAACATGACGATCAGAACCGGACCCTCCATCAATGATCTTTTCGATCCCAGGCGGTAAAACAGAAAGCTCCCAAACAATGAAAATAGAATTAGGTTGCTCTAACGTCCCTGCGGTAAAAACTTCGCGTTGTAGAGAATGGTCACTTCCACCGAAAGTAATGACATTATGACCGTTTATGTTCCCGCCATTTATGGGCTGATCAGCAACTGTTAATTGAATTACATCATTGCCCTCGCTGCTTTTATCATTCCACTGCGAGACCTCAAAGTTAGGCTCACCAGAGTCCATAATGGTATCGGTATCGGTGGCATCTAGCCAGAGCTTTAGATTGGAAATATGCTTTGGTGAAAACCCGGCAACAAATTCAAGTTTCATTTTTAATATGTATGTATTTCCACCTTCTGCAATTAATGGCTCTAGTTCAGATCTGAAAGAGAATGTTTGTTCAGTCCCAAGTCGAGGGTGTATCTTGGTAAAGCTTAAGGAACCGTCCTGAAGTTCATTTTCATAAAATGACGTGAAAATATTCACCTCGGCGCCAGTCAAGGGAACAACAATATCAAGTGTTTTAGGGCTAGCGGTAAAACGTTTGCGGCGTTTTACCGCGCCACTGCTCATTTCCGAACGTATAACAGTTTGTCTAAACCCCTCCGAATAACCCTGTCGAAGAGAAAAATCGGGCAGCGCTTCCGGCCAATCAGGCATTCCTATTTACCTTTGCAGTGCGGGGGTCAATCTAAACCGCGCTTGCATAGATTGGTCAAAACCGCCATTGGATATTTGTCTTTTAATTGTGTCGGTAATTAAAACTGATAACATTCTCTTTCCGTCAACTCCCTCCCGCTCTTCAACCTGAACAGGGTTGCTTTCTTCTGCGGTTCTCTGGTCATAGACGTTTATAATAGTACCTCCTCCCACGGCCTTGTCGCGAGGGATAACCGTTTCACCGCGCTGTAGAATGGCTGGGAACTCGTCTGAAGCAAGTCCCTTATGCAAACGTGGCATACTATCGAGCGGTATGGCGAGTTTGCGTGTGGGTACGTTTGTCAGCCCCACAACTCCACCACTATGAAAGGTTTCGACAGGGATGGATGAGGCGCCACTGGGAGCAGAAAATGAGAAAAGTGAGGAAAACCAATTGCCAAATAAGCCACTGGCCGCTTGCTGGAAGGCGATACGCGCCAAGTCGGCGATAATGCTGCTAGTGAGGTCCCCGAAGCTCAGCTTGCC